GTAGTATCTTACTCTCAACTTGTAACCAAATATTACAAGGCAAAGCATGAAGAAGATGGAACAATAACTTACAAACCAATCACAAGCGAAGAGGCCAAGAATGACTCCGAAGAATAACAAACAAGAACGTCTACTAAAACGTCCATTCCCTATCGGTTCGGTATCCTTTCGTAAAGGTCCGGGAGGTAGTAAGGAACTGGCATACATCACAGCACGTGACGTAATGCAAAGACTTGATGAGGTGTTCGGTGTAGATGGATGGTCAGACAAGTATGAGTTTATCGGTGGTCGCATGATGTGCAACCTAACCTGTAACTTTGGCGGCACACTGGTATCCAAAGCAGATGGTGCTGATGACAGCCAGATCGAAGGTGCTAAGGGTGGTATCTCAGACGCTCTCAAACGGGCGGCAGTGAAGTTCGGTATCGGTCGGTACCTCTATCATCCCGGAGCCTTCAACGGGCGTCAGCCTTCAGCATGGGCTACTCCAGAAGGATACGATAAGATGATGGTGGAAAGGGATAAGGCATCCGATGAGGAGTTCAGGGAAGGGTTGGGTAAATGAATGAGTTTAGAACTGAGTTAGGACTCAACATATTCAAAAACAAATACGCTCAGAATCAGTATGAGACATGGGCAGACAGGGCACACATCGTGGTTGATGCTGTTGCAGGTACTAACGGGGGCACTGAGGAAGCCCTATTAACCAAGGAGGAACGTGATCAATTAGTAGAATATTTAGTAGACTTCAAGTGGTTACCCGGAGGCAGATACCTCTGGTACGCAGGACGTAAGGCTAGGTTTTATAACAACTGTTATCTACTCAAGGCTGAGGAGGACAGCCGTGAGGAGTGGGCAGACCTTTGGAAACGTGCAGGGTCTTGCCTAATGACAGGTGGTGGTATTGGTATTGATGTAACAAACTTCAGACCGAAGGGTCGCACACTGTCCAAGACAGGTGGCGTTAGTAGTGGGCCTATCCCATTTCTGTTAGCCACCAATGAGATTGGACGCAACGTAATGCAGGGAGGTTCACGACGATCTGCAATGTACGGTAGCATGAACTGGCAACATGAGGATGCCCAAGATTTTCTGAGAGTTAAGAACTGGACTCCAGAACAGAGAGCATCTAAAGAAGCAGACTTCAATGCGCCCGCACCATTGGACATGATGAATGTATCCCTGAACTACGATGACGCATGGCTCAAGGACAAGAGCAACCCCGTGTTTCTGGAGAACGTAAAGCAAGCAATGAAAACTGGTGAGCCAGGATTTAGTTTTAACTTCGGTGACAAGCAGAATGAAACGCTACGCAATGCGTGTTGTGAGGTGGTGTCTGAGGATGACAGTGATGTATGTAACCTATCGTCTGTCAATATGTCCCGCATCGAATCAATCGAAGAGTTCAAAGACGTAGTACATTTGGTGACTAAGTTCCTAGTGTGCGGTCTGGAACGTGCTGAACTACCCTATCAAAAGGTGTACGATGTACGTGAAAAGAACTCCCGATTAGGTCTGGGTCTGATGGGTATGCATGAGTGGTTACTCAAGCGTGGCCATAAGTATGAGGTGACTGATGAGTTAAAGCAATGGCTCAAGGTCTACCGTAATGAGTCTGATCATACGTCCAAAGACTTTTGTAATGAGTTGTTTCGTGTGATACCAAAGGGTGTACGTGCTATTGCTCCTACTGGAACCATTAGTATTCTAGCGGGAACCACTTCAGGTGTTGAGCCTGTCTACTCAGTAGCATTCAAGCGTAGATACCTCACTGATGGCACACGTTGGAAGCATGAGTTCGTGGTGGATGGTACGGCGCAGATTCTAATTGAGATGGGTATCAACCCGGACAAGATTGAATCAGCGGTTGATCTGGCACAGGACCCAGAAAGACGTATCAAGTTTCAACATGATGTGCAAGCCTATGTGGATCAGGCTATCAGCAGTACAATCAATCTGCCCGCATGGGATACTGAGCATAACAATGCTGACCTTATCTCACGGTACGTAGGTTGGATTCAGAAGTATGCAAAGGGTCTACGTGGTCTGACTGTCTACCCTGACGGCGCACGTGGTGGTCAACCGATTACCTCAGTACCTTATGAAGAGGCAATCAACAAGAAGGGTATGATCTTTGAGGATAACTCAGAGGAGCAATGTCTATCAGGAGTATGCGGTATATGAGACAAGATGAATTTCATCAACAACAACTAGAGCAACAACAACAGGAAAACAAAATGAGTACATATGAGCAAAAAGCAGGAACGATTTCAATCTTCAACGCCGACAAAGAGGGTAATGAGAAACGCCCAGACTTTACCGGCAACATGGTAACCGAAGGAGGAGAAAAACTTCAGGTGTCACTGTGGTGGAGTGAGTCACAGAAGGGTACGAAGTATCTATCAGGTAAGGTGCAAGCACCGTACCAAGGTGGTGGGTCAGGTGGAGGAAGTCATTCCTCTGGTGGAGCCACTGACGTACCGTTCTAATGCCTGTATGTAAAACTTGCGGGGTGGATAAGCCCCGCAAGGAATTTAGACGATACAAAAATTCCGGACGTAATAGAAAGAGCAGTGGAATATATAGAATGTGTAAACCCTGTCACAACGATAGGTACAGGGATTATAAAAGGAGGTGGGACCTAGAAAATAAGTATGGCATAACCTTGGAGGAATACAATGAGATGGCAAAGGATGGCTGTGATATATGCGGTAAAACAAGTGAGGAGAATAAGGGTTGTCTAATTGTAGACCATGACCATGAGACAGGAAAATTAAGGGGCGTACTTTGTACGGTGTGTAATACAGGACTAGGCAAACTAGGAGATAACGTGGAAGGATTAACAAGAGCATTGGAGTATTTGAATGCAAGTAATTAAGTATCATGATGGACAGGAGGTGGAGTTAAACTTTGATAAGAAACTCCACGCCTACAGGGTGGACGGTAAACCAGTTGCGTCAGCAACCAAGGTACTGTCTGTAATATCTAAACCCGCATTAATACCGTGGGCTTTGAAGCAAGGAAGTGAATGGTTAGAGAGGAACCTTTTTATAGATGACGATGAAGATGACAAAGTTAAACCGTTTAAGTATACAAGTAGGCTTGGACTTGGAGCAATTATCAAGGGTGTTAAGTCGGCGTATAGAGGCAGTTCAGGCAATGCGCTTGAGACTGGATCGACAGCGCACCAGTGGATCGAAGACGCATTGGAAGTCTTTATTGGCACCGAAGGTAATTTTGGCGATGATAATCTACCGGACTTACCTGATGATCCGGATGCCTGTAATTCTATTGAAGCGTTTAAAATCTGGGTAGGTGATAATGATATAGACTTTATATCCAGTGAGGAAAAGATATACAGTAGGCAGGACAACTATGCAGGTACACTGGACTGTGCAGCATACGTTAACGGTAGCCTGTGTATCATAGACTGGAAGACAAGCAAGGGTATATACCCGGAGTACCATCTTCAGAATGCAGCATACGCACAGGCATGGGAGGATATACATGGTAGACAAGTGGAGCAGACATTGGTTCTGCGTTTGGATAAAGCAACAGGCAGGTATCAACAGGGCTTTCAATCTAGAGTAGAGTGGGTAAGAAACTACGAAGCCTTTGTCAGTGCGTTGAACCTGTTCAACAGATTGAAGGAGTTGAAATGACTGACAAGAGTGAAGAGAGTATTGGGTCGATGGTTGAGTTCCACGTGAAGTCAGCCCTGACTATACTAGATGACGTAGTTTACAACCGGGTAGTCGATCCAGAGATGGTATCAGAATACCTTTACGAACCTATGGTTAATTCGGAGGATGACCATGAACAAGAAGTCTGGAAAGCGATACGAAAGTACATCGAAAGATGAGGTGGTCTGGGGTAAGGGTTCATCCTTTAACGTATGTGACTCAGTTGGTAATACTAACTGGGGTGCTGAAAGATACAAGACTATGGATAACAAATGGAAATTCATAATCACAAATCATTCTGGCACTGGTGTATGGTACGATCACTACGCAATGGGTGAGTTTGATACAGTTGAAGAACTGAATCTAGCAATTATAAATACGGTTGAAAGAAAAAATGGATGAGACTATTGAGTTGACATGGTACGAAGCGAAGTTAGCAACTGAGGTAGGTGTCAATAGATGCCTGTCATCATGGGCTAAAGGCAGTGAACACGCAGCAGGTTACAAGCCAAAGGACTTGTTCGATACCAACATCAAAGCAGCAGCCAGTGAGATGGCAGTGGCAAAGTACCTTGGTATCTATTGGGATGGCAGTGTTAATACGTACAAGTCACAGCCTGACCTAGCGCCAGACATTGAGGTGCGTATGAGCATGACGGTTCCTCCCTGCTTGATCATTAGACCTAATGACAAGGAAGGTATGCGTTATGTTTGTCTTAAAAATATGTGGGTACATGGCAAAAGACCCAAGTTTAAAATACTAGGGTTTTCAAGAAAAGAATTAATGAAAGACAAATGGCTCACGGACTTTGGACAGGAACGTCCTGAGTGTTGGGCTGTACCAGTAAAGGAGTTGATGCCTATATGATTATAGAACCAAAAAAAGATGAGGTATTTATTGATGACCTAAATAGAACTTGGGTATCTAATGAATGGTTACGAAAGCAAACCGTAACTAACTCAACCGAAGGTTGGCATGAGGCCGTGGTTGAGCGTATCAAGGGTAGGATGACTACCCGTAAAGGAGCCGAACCCAAAGTTATGAAGGGTAAGGTATGGTATAAATTAAAGAGCGTCCTTGAGGCGTTCGACAATGTGGTGAACTACTAATGAGCGGAGCAAACCTAGATGGGTATGCAATACCCAGGGATGGCATTCATAAAACTGAAATGCTAAAGCGTATAGACAAACTTGAGGGTGATGTTGACGCCCTTAAGAACGTGCTGTATGAAATTATAACTTTTATAGAAAACTTGGTAAACAAAGATGAAGGTGCCGAAGCATTACGATCTAGCGATACAACCGATTGATTTTATCCTAGAAAATAACATGGGATTTGTTGAGGGGAATATCGTGAAGTACATCTGTCGATACGACAACAAAGGTGGTAATGATGATCTGGAAAAGATCAAGCATTACTGTGACATACTAATCAACCGGGGTAGGTGATGTGCTGAACCCATCAGCAGAACAGGAACAGGAATGGGAGGAGCAGAAGTTATTATGCTTTGCCCGATTCTGTTGGGTGAATAGACACAGGGTTCATATGTGTAGAGATAATGTGCAGCGAACATGGACACAGATATTCTTCAAGAAGCATGGCATCCATCTGGATGTCTATGCTGCTGATAGAATCAGACAGGGAAAGTCGAAGTCGAAAGTTGCAACTCCTGAATCCGTTCAACGCAGCCTCTGGGAAATGCAGTAATACCATACACCTTCTTTTCTTCATCCAAGGTGTTGCCCACTTTAACTACATGATCATCTGATGAGTGTAGCCAACCAACTGTTTGGAAGGGGGTGGGATCAACCTCATCCCCTTCCGTCCAGTCCGCAGTCGCTGTGATATCTAACCACAGCACCATAACAAGTTTTGGTTCAGCCACCATAGACTTCGCCCAACGCATCTTCACGCATATTTTCTATAGCCTCTATTCTTAACTCAAGTTCTTCAATCATTTGATAACGCTCTTCATCAGAATACTTAGGCTCATTTTCTATATCTTTGATTCTACTATTAATGTTATCAATTCTCTTTTCAAACTGCTGTTGGAATCTCCACTCCAGTTTGTCAATATCTTGAGGCTGCACTCTGACACCGACCCCACTCAGTGCTGCTGTAGCAGGAGAGTAATCGTCCTTTGATCTAGTGTACCCACCAAAAGCCTCCAGACCTTCAGCCCTTTTCTCCTTCTGTCTCTGGAAAGATTCAATGCCAGTGACATCTTCCATTGCAGAACCTAGTCCGTAAGGCAAACCATAGTCACCCCAGTTAGGAGCAACATTGCGTAAAATAGCATCCATTCTTTGACCCTCTGGTATTTCTCTACCAGTATAAGGGTCAACACCACGCATGGGTTCAAGCACAGCACCTGCCACACCAAAACCGGGTTGAATAGATTTAGGTATTCCGGGTATCTGACCGATCCCTGCAAGCCCTTGCTTTTCTCCAAACACACCGCCGGGTAGCAATCTTTCTAGGTTCAGAATCTGCACATCACTTGAATCAGAAAGATACTTGCTAATGAACTCAGGCATTACAATGCTTGCGTTAGGCATAAAGGGTAATCCAAACATGGGATTGTCATCTTTCAATGCTTGTATCTGAGCCAATCTATCAGGGTCAACACCACTTGTATTCTCACCGATTGAGTTTAACAAGTACATCATGTAAGCCCACTTAGCATACTTGACCGGATTCTTAGCACCGACTTCTGCAAGCCTTGGTAGTATTCCGTATGTGTAGGAAAAGAATGGCAATACTGTATGACGTATCGCCTGCAATGCAGGTGGTTGATAGTCATAGTCAACAAAGAATTCTTTAGCCTTGCGTTGTGCTTCTATCCTAGCCTTGCGTGCGCCAATCTTAGGAGTAAGTTTCTTTACTTCTGTTAGGTATAAACCCGCCCTCCATATGTCATCTCCAAATGTGTAAGATTTCTCAGCCATCTTGTCTAACTTCTTAACACCCTTCCCCACTTTGTTTGCTAATTCTAACGCACCCTGTATAGATTTGGGTGAACCTTCAATGATTCCCTCATACCATTTAGCACTCTGACTGGTGTATAACTTTGAGATATCGGAACCTTCATTAAGTTCCTTAATGAACGATGTACTAAGAACTCCATCTTCCATCATCTGTTTATACATTGGACCTTTGCTCTTAAGTAGCATGGCTGCATTGACAACTTCCCTAGCAGAACCACCTGCAAGATCATACATAGCACCACTGGATACGATGTTACCCACCTGTACCGCAGGGTTCCACACTGTATGAGCCTTCTTCCATAGCGCATTAGTCTTTCTGTATGCTTCAAAAGTTTTGTTCAGTTTACCAAAATCACTTTTCTTTATTTCACGAAGTTTCATTATCTCACGATAAACATTCT